TATAAAAAGCATGGACCATTTGATCATTATACTTTCTTAAAAAATAAACTACCCCTAAAACTTTTAGATGTAAAGACTAAAGGAAAACTAATGTATATGATATTTGAAGATAATCTATATATTTTAGCAACATTAGGATTAAGTGGTGGTTGGTGTTATTTGCAAGAAGGAAAGAAAAAATATGAATTTACTGAAGTCGAAGATGACTTTTCAGGATATGTTCCAAATGAAGAATTAGAAACTTATTTAAAGAATGCAAAGAGTCATTTAAATGTTGAATTTAAAACAGATAAAGGATCATTATACTTTTATGATACATTATCATTTGGTACTTTAAAAGTATTAAAAACAGAAGAAGAATTAAATAAAAAATTAAAAACTATTGGTCCTGATATTATGGATGAAACAACTACATTAGATTTATTTAAAAGTCAAATTAAAAAAACTGTTAATTTAACTAAAGAAATTGGAGTTGTTTTAATGAATCAAAAAATAGTTGCAGGAATTGGTAATTATCTTAGAGCTGATATTTTGTATCTTTCAAAAATTAGTCCATTTCGTAAAGTAAATAAATTAAGCGATGATGATATTAAAGAATTATATAATAATGCAAGAATATTAACATGGGGGGATTATGATCGTGAAGAAGCAATTAAATTAAAGATAATGACTAAAACAACAAAACTTCCGAAAGATTATGATCGTATGTTTTTTGTATATCAAGAAGAAAAAGATATTCATGGAAATAAAATAATTAAAAAAGAATTATTTGAAGGGAGTCAAAAAAGATTTATATTTTATGTTCCTGAAATTCAAAAATAAAATATTATATAATATATAATATATATAAATGAGTGTAGAAAAAAAAATTTCTATATCACCATCAACTATAGATTTTATTTCGAAGATAAATTTAACTGATATACCAGAAAACAGAAAAATGTTTGTAATTCAAAATAGTACTCAGTTTATTGTTGATGTATTCTCAGCAGCACATCTATATTTTGATACACGTTTTAATAATGATCTTTTTAATAATCTTAGAGCATTTATAATAAAGAAAATTATTATTTTATTAAATTCGTCAACACCATTTAATTATTCAAAAAATTTTAATGGAAGATATCCATTTAGATATTCCGAAGAACAACAGAAAATATTATTTAATGAAAAAAGCTCACCAGAAGAAATAAAAGAAACTGTAATACAAATACTGCAGACCAGTGTACCATTAGATTATTATTTATATTATGCTCGTGAATTAACTATTTTAAATCTTGGAGAAAATTCAAATAGAATAGTTTATCCACGACCTCCCTTAACCACAAGTTCATTCGCTGCAGCTAGTGCACCACTACCAACTGCTAGTGCTTCTAGTGCTTCTGTAGCTCCCACAGGTATATCTCACCAAAGTGCACCACCATTAGGTATACAACCTAGACAACCTATACAATTAAATGTTGCGTCTCCAGAATTTATATTAAGCGAAGGCTCTGCAAGTGCTCCCCCCCCTTTTACAGGAGTCCCAGCTGCAGCCACCCTCCCAAGTCCATATTTTAGTTCATTTCCTACATTTAGTGCATTACCACATGCCGCTGCATTTAGTGCTCAAATCGGAGGCCCACAAACATCATTCGGTCCACAACCACCATTTGGTGCCCCACAACCACCATTTGGTGCCCCACAACCACCATTTGGTGCCCCACAACCACCATTTGGTGCCCCACAACCACCATTTGGTGCCCCACAAAGAGGATATATACCTGTATCACCATTCGGTGCACCACCATCATCAGCAGCCACAGATTTTTTTTCTTCAACTACAACCCTAGCACCAAGAGGCCTACAAGGAGCCCCACCAAGAGGCCTACAAGGAGCCCCACCAAGAGGCCTACAAGGAGGCCCACAAAGAGCTTCCCCACCTCGTATTATCCCTCCCCCACCCAATAGTTCATATACGTATTTTGAAAATCAACCACCCAATGTTTTATCAATCGGTACAAGAATATGTTATCAATTAAAAACACACCCAAATCAAGAATTTATAGGTGTAATTTTCAATAATAGTAATAATGGTCCACCAGTAGATGATATAAAAAAACCATATTACAATGTAATGCATACAACAAGAGATTATTTTTTTGTTAATAGAAAATCTCCTTATACTCACAAAGCATTAAACGATGCAGTAATAACAGAAGCACCATCTTATATTACAGATCCTGCTAATTCTATAATACCAAATGGATTAATAGAAAGTACAAGAATTAAATATAAAATAGATAATAATGAACATGTTGGTGAAATTTATAATAATGGTCCTATTACAGATCCTAAAAATGTAAGATTATATGCAAATTATAAACGAGGATTTAATCAAGTAGATATGAATGATAAAAATAAAACTTATAAAGTAAGACATTTAGTAGATGGAAAAACTTACATATATATTGAGGTTCCGAGAGATTATTTATTTATTAAAATTGTTGAAAATGAATTAACATATCCTCCACCCCCTGGTTCTTCACGTAAATTTCAACCCTTAATAAAAGATTTAATAATAGATTTAGCAAAATTAAGTAAACAAATAAATAACTCCGCTTCACCAATATCCGAAGATTTATTAAGAAAACATGCAGAATTAAAAGAAATAATAAAAAAAATTATAAATTAATTAATCAAATTCATTTACTATTTGATCATCATTTAGTAAATTAAATTTAATAAGGGCATTCATTGCACTAATTTGTTGGGCAGCCTTTTTAGTAGTAGCAGTTCCAGTACATAAAATTTTTCCAGTAAAATCTAGAATACCTTCTTTAAACATTTTCTTCCCAGTTTTTTTATCAATAAATTGTTCTACTTCTACATATTTGGGTGCATTCCATTTATTCTTGTGATAGAAAATCATAATTTGATTCTTAAAATTGGTATCTTTATAAATTAGTTCAGAATAATCAGGGATACTCTCCAATAAAATCCGCATAAATTTATAACAAACATCAAATCCTTGATCTTTATATAATGATCCCATAAAAGATTCAAATACATCCTCTAGCAACTTATCACTATCTCTTCCCTGTAAAGTTTCAACTTGATTTGAAATAATCATGTATTTATCTATTCCTAAAATTTTAGCAAATACACATAATGCTTCTCTGTTTTCAATCTTCATCTTTAATCTAGATAAAAATCCTTCATCATCAGTATCTTCATTAAATCGATCGAATAGATAATCTGCACAAATTAGTTTAATAACTGTATCTCCTAAAAATTCAAAACGTTCATTACTTGTATCTTGTAAGCTTAATGTATTTTTACCATAATATTTTACAGCTTCATCAAGCATATCTTTATATAAACCATAATATTCTCGTTTAATATATGATTTATGAGTTAAAGCTTTTCGATATAATTCGATATTTTTAACCTTAATTGTAATATCAAACTTTTTAAATAGTCTTTCAACATCTTCATTTTTAATCAAAATATTATTTTCATTAAAAGGAATTGAAACTGTTTCAACGTCTTCGTGTTCTTCTGCCATTTAGTTTATAATTATTATAATGATTTAACTTTAAATCTATAAAAAATCAATTTTTAAAATCAATTTTTTACTTAAAGATAAATCCATATTATTATTTATAAAAATATGGATACATTTACTATGTGCTTTATATTATTTACTATTGGTATGCCCATTTTATATGCTGTAAATGAATGCAGAAAACTTAGATTAATACAACTCGAAAGAGGTAATGTAGCCCAAGATGCTCTCTATCAAGAAGAACCCCAAGAACCCCAAGAACCCCAAGAAACTCAAGAAGATAGTAGTGACTCATCAGATCTAGATCAACCATTAGATGATACTCCATTAACTGAAGCAGAATCAGCAAATGAAACAACCGCTAGTATTAGTGTTCATTATCGTGGTAGAATTGATGTTAAAAAGATGTTAGAGTCATTAGTTACTGATAGTAAATTTAAAGAAACATCAGTAGATTTAGATAAAATATTAAATGATATAATTAATCAACAAAAGACAAAATAAAATTATAATATAAATTATAATATAAATTATAATATAAATGCAACCTTCTATAAATATAGATGGATTAAATTTTACTCTTTTATATAGAGCGTATGATGATGATAAAAATAATATTAGAAAATTAATAATTTATTGTTGTGATAATAGTGATCAACAATATATATCCTATAAATCAAATTCAGATATTAATTGGAGATTTGCATATAAAAATAGAATTGCTGGCGAATATGTAAAAGGATATAATTATATAACAACAACTCAAATTCATCAAGATTTACAGATTTTTTTTTATAAAAATTATAATGATCTTCCAGAACTTTTAGATATATCTAAAATAGCTACTATTTATAGTAGTTTGAAGATGATATATAATGATGAAGAAAATACTGAATTTTCTGATATAATAGAGGATGATACATTAACATATAAACATGATGTATTCGTACCATTAAAAAAATGTCCAAATGGTGACTCAACTAATAGATATTGTTTTATGCAAAAAAATATTTTAAATGCATTTGATATAGATTATGAAATAAAGAGTAAATATAATGAGTGTATGTTCGAAATACTTCAACAAATTAAAAATGATAATAAAACTTTATTTGAAAAATATAATATACATTCATTTGTTCAAGAGGAAGATAGAAAAACATTTTATAATTTAATTGTTAATGCATTTTCTAAATATATGGAATATTTTTTTGAATTAGATGGTGTACCTAAATTTATTTATGATATAAATATTAATGTACCTTATGAAATAGGTAGTCTTCTAACTCAAAAAATAACCGTATATATATTTAAAATTATTTTAAAATTAAAAGATTCAGATTTAAGATTTATATTATATTATGGAATATACGATTATATTGGATATAATAGTAAATTAAAATCATTAGAATCAAATTCAAAATCTTATAAAATTATTTTAAATTTATTACCAATAGATTCAAAAATAAATAAATATGGAATGAATGAAAAATATATTGCAATACAAACTATATATATTTATAAAATGTTTGAATATCATCATTTTACGTATGGACAGGCAGCACAAGTTGATTATGATAATGATTTGCCAGGTAATTATACATTTATTGGAGATTTATTAAATAATTTATGGCCTTTACAACATATGGGAAAATTAGAATTATATGAAAAAATTATTAATTTATCATTCATAAGCAAACAAATAAATATTAAAGAAGATGAATTATTATTATTAAAATATGATAAATTAAAAAAAGATATTAAAGAATTATTAATAAAATAAAAATTCTTTTCTTAAATTATACTAAATAATGTGTAAAACAAATATTTTATATATTGATAATTCTAATATAGAAGGAAAAGGATTATTCTGTAAAGAATCTCTATCAGTAGGTGAATGTGTTGGTTTATTAGCAAGAGTTTATGGAGATGCTAATTTTGATGATAAACCATATGGTAGATTTATAAATCATTCAGAAGAAAATAATTTAGATTTAAAAATTGTAAAAGATAAAACGAATAGAATAATATATGTATTAGGTGTAGCAAATAAATATATTTTTAAAGGAGAAGAATTAACAGCAAATTATACGGATAAAAATGCACCCAAACCTAATTTTATTACAAATAAATCTTATAATTTTTTAATAAAATTAGGTTTATAATTCACTACTAAATTGATTATCATTTTCAGAGGAATCTAAACTGTCACTATTTCTTCTTACATCTTGTTTAACAACTTCATTAGTGGGAGGTAGTTTTACTTCTTCAGATTCAGATCTAATAGCTTTTTGTTTATCAGATTCACTACTTGTATCATTTATAACGTAAATAGTAAATAAATTAGTATTTTTAATTATATTACCTGAAGTATTATCAAAATGATATTCAGGAATTTTATGATCAAAATCTGTATTTGGATTATATCTATAAAGTGGTTGTTTTCCTTGATTTAATTTTTTAGCAAGATTAATAAAATATTGTCTTCTTCCATCAACAGATTTACCTAAACAATTAATTTGAAATTCTCTAAAAATTGTATCATCCATTACAGTTTTATTATGTTTTTTAAGATATTCATTGCGATTTTTAATTAAATCGCCAAGAATATTATTAACATTTGTGGCATCTATTTTATTATTTAAATTAAAATAATATTTAATTAAATGATGTAATAATACTTGTTGAAAACTTGCAATATTACCAGCATCATATTTACGATAAGGTATACATTTATCATAATTTTTATAAACAGTAAGAACTACTTTATTATTAAAAATAAAATCAGTATGTCTATCCCAAAATTGAAAATAAGGAAAATATTCTTCAAATGATACATTATATTTTTTATTTAATAAATTATAAATATTATTTACATCATTTTTATAATCGGTTGATATAATTTCATAAGGTAACTTTTTCTTATCTTTATCAATAGTATAAAATTGAACAGCATATGTACCGACATGAATAATTGAATTTGAATCATTTAAATATTTTGCAATATCTTTCAAAATATTTTCTTCTTTTAAGCTTAATTCATCATACTTTATTTTGCCAGTACCAACTTCTAAAGGATAATTTTTAATTAATTTCATTCCTCTTGGGACAGATTTTTCTAATCTTCTAAAACTCATTAATGGATCAGTATACATTCGTAAATAATCAATATACATAAACTTGGGATGGATGTATCTTAAACCATCTATTTTTATTGTTGGCATGCGATTATATATAAATGCAGGAACGTAAGAAACATCACCAATTTCTATAAAATTTACTCTTACTTTATATGTATCGTCATGTTGTGCTTGTGCACCTTGAACATATTTAAATTTTTTTGCTTGTAATACATCACATACTTCTTTTAAATCATGAAGTGGTTCTGGAGAATAAAATTCAATATCAGGCATATCATATTCACTATATATAGCATCTTTTTTATTTTTATTTGTTATTAATCTATCTAAAGCTGTTCCACCATAAATAATTCTATCTTTTTTCCTAATAAATTCTTCAATAACTTTAATTACACTATTAAATTCATCAAGAGTTGGTTCATTTACTGTTTTAACAACTTTATCAGCTTCTTTCATTAATATATCTATGTTATCACCAATAACATCAATATCATGTTGTGTATATAAATTTATTTTAGTACTCATATACTTAACTTATATTTTTTTTAAAATGAATATATAAAATTAAATTATTAAATTTATATAATAACTTATGAATAAAGTAAGTTCTACAAATAGTTTATCTTCTTTAAATTTAAAAATAAAACGCCCTCTTATTGCATTAGACGATGATAGAAAATTTTATAGACCAATGTCATTATCTGAATCATATGTATCACATATTGATTCTAAAGATCAAGAAATATTATCCTATTATCCAAAAGATATATTATCAATTAATTCACGAATTAATTCACCAATTAATACTGATTTAAATAATTTAAACTATTCGGAAACATTATTACAACCACTCACATCTCCTCAACAATTAGAAATTACTGCAGAACAACCAGAAAATCCTCCACTTAGAATATTATATTATACAGAAGATAAAATAGAAATAGTAATAAACAAACTAATGTTATTTTTTCTTCATTTATTTTTAATATCATTATTTGAATTAATATTTTTCTTTGGATTTGTTACTAAATTTGAAAATAAAGCAATTGTTCAATTAATTAATGAAATTACAAATACTGTTATAAGTTCATGCAATACATTAAATACGTCAGATAAACAAATAATAGATTATTTTTTAAATAGAATAGTTAATTCTGAACAACTCCTGATTAATTCAAATAATGCTATTCAAACAAGAAATATATATAATAATTCATTGCTAATTATTGGTATATCTTATTTTATAGTATTATTATTCTTAAATATATTTATATATACAATAAATAAATGTTATTTTAAAAGAAATATTAATTATAAAAATATTTGTTTGGATAATTGTGTTATGATTATTTTATTAGGATTGTATGAATATATGTTTTTTTCTTATATAGTGTTTCAATATCAAACATCCAGTACTAATGAATTAGTATATGATGTTTATAATCAGGTTAATGCAACATGTTAACTTTTTAAAACTTACAACTGGCCCCACAAATATAACAATCAAACCATGTAGTTGCTCCTTCATCAGCTGATCTATTTTGCATTTGTCGAAGTACTCCTTTTTTCCCTTTACATTTCTTGCATTGATATAAATCAGTATAAGCTAAATTAGTTTTCTTATCTTCCATGTAGTTAAATTTCTTAATAATACTAGCCCAATTGTTAGGATTTAATTGCTGTGGAGTATATTCAAGTACTTCATCAATATTTTTAATTAATGAATCTATAAGTGCTGGATTATTTTTAATATTTGTAATAATATCATTAACTTTAGATTCATAAATACTTTGAAGAATTGATTCAGTCTGACTTTTTTTAACATTGGTTAAACAGTAATTTTGACTGTAAATATGAATTTTATCTTCTAATTCATCTGATAAATCTTCATCTTTAATTACTGAATTTAATAATTCAAAAGTAGTATCACGATATGCTTTTTCTAATTCTAGGGACATCTTATTTAAATATATATGAATATATATTTAAGTAATAATTTTATAAATCAATTTTTAAATCTTGCTCTTAACAATAAATTCTACCTTATTAATAGGTACAACATATCCTTGATCATTAATAATCTGTGTAAATGTTGGATTATATGGTTGTTTATTAAAAATCAATTGATTATTATAAACTTTTTGTGGTTTAAAGAATTTGTTACTAATATCCATTGGTTTAAAGATTTTCTCAGTAAATGCCTTACTTAAACTCTTAATTTCATAAAGTTCCTTCCATTTTTCAACATCAAATGAATATTTAATTAGCTTGATTCTTTCTTTATCATTTAGAATAGTGGTAAATCCACGCTGTCTATATTTATTAATTACTTCAATAGGATCTTTAGTCCCTGCAAAATATTTATATTCAATATTACATAATGTCATACATGCTGATACTGCAGATGGTAACATTTGTACATTAGTTCCATCGTAATAAGCTCTAACGCAAGGTAGATGAAATTTATGAACAGTTGAAAAGAAGTTAGGATATCTAATTTGAAAGATTTCGAAAGTTCTTTTAATACCTGAAATAGTGTATTTAAATTTAAGATTTTCAGTTACCATATAACTAGAAGGGATTAAATCATCATCTAATTCTGCAAATCCTTTAATATAGAAGTTAATATTTTGAAGTGGAAGAATTTCAAAGAATGCATTATATTTGGGATCTTTAAATTTTTCAGAATCTTCAGTAAAATACTTCTTGTGATCATTAACTTTCTTATCTAAATATAGTTTATATAATTTAGGTTTATTTTCATTGAGTTTTTCTTTAAAATTTTCCTTAGTGCATGTTAATTTTAATTCACTAATAATTTCATCAATTTTATTATAATTAATATGAATATTTGCAGTTTTAACTGGAACAAGTCTAGAAATATTATCAGAATTTAATTCTTTAACTGCTAAATCAAAAGATTCATTCAATTGATGTGCAAAATCAATATATTCAAATGTATCTTGAATATTGCAAAGAATATCTAGGTCAGCATTACCATAGTATTCATCTACAAATGTTTCAAAGTTAGCTCCTACATTTAAAATAAGTGGATTATAATTTGGTAAACAAGCTGCAATCATACTACCAGATAATGCAATATTTTTAAAATTTGCATGTTTAAATACATCCATATTTTTATTTCCACTTAGGAAAACATTCATTCTCTTTTTAAATGTATCAATGGTTGCTACACCATATTTATTTTTAATTAAATCTTTATCAATAACTTGAGAACTATCATAAGAACCAAAAGTATAACAATCAATTCCAAAAACATTTGATTCACTAAATAATTTATCATTAATAAGGATAGGTAAATAAGGATTTTCTTTTAGTTTAAAAAGATTAAAACTAAAAATAGGTAATTTAGAAGCTACATCACAATTAAAAACAAATCTATCTGAAGAATCAATGAAACTTCTTTTGATTGTTTCTTCTAAATAAAGCGAAATCCATCCATAAGCAATCATCTTACGAATTGATCCTTCACTAAAGTATACATTTGCTAATTTATTAAATATTTCTAAGATATTTTCATTATTTAAAACTAGATGACAATATTCTTTTGAAATTAACATGTTTACGAGTAATGTAACTAATTCATCGTGTGCATTTTCTTGATGAAGTTTTTGAATCACTTCATTGAAATTTGGTAAATCTTTTTTATCATGCATTTTGTAAATTAAATATCCATTCTTTTTAATAGCATTTGATGCATCTACAAAATTTTGTTTTCTAAACATATGACTTAAATAATCTCCACCATCATCAGGTAAATTTTTAATATTTTCAATAACATCAATTAATTTTTTATCATTAATATTAGTTAGATCAATAAAATTAAAATTACGATTCATAAAAGGCAAACTGATATTTAGCTTACAATTATATGCTTGCGACCAATAAGTAGATTCATCTGAATTTTCAATCATGTAACGAATATCTTTAATTTTTTTAATATTACCAAAATAATAATTCAAGAACTTAATCTTAAAATAATCTTCTAATAGATAATTTTTGAATTGAGATAGATATAATTTAATATCTGATTTTGAAATAGTAAAAATTGGAACTACTAGAGTATGATTATTATAAGTTTCACTAGGTTTATGTTCAAGAAGACTAATAATATCCATAGTAATAATGCTAATAGAATTTTTTAGAATATCATTATTTAAAATACTAAATGGTGCTTTTAGAAGACATACATTTTTATAATAATTATCTAATTTTTTTTCTGATAAAGCTGGTTCAAAAATAGAAATATTATCAAAATATTCATTATCAAAAAATTCATCAGTGAAACAAAGCACATATACACTCTTAAAATTTGATACTAATTCATCTGTTCCCATATTATCAATATTCTTTAATTGACCTTCAATAAATAATTGCTTGTTGCCATAGAGAGTATTTGATACTTTAGTAGACATTGTTATATATATAATAATGATTACATGTTAATAAAATAAGGAATTATCAATTTTTTATGGTACATAAACTAGATGATCGTCAACCATCATATAATAGTCCATTTCAAATAGTCGTTGCATACATTTATTAAATAATTCTTTATCAACTTTCTTCTTAGATTTCATACATACAAGATCATAAATTGAATCTTTATGAATTTTTGTAGGTTTAATTGTTTTAAGAATGAAACATTCTATCATTTCTGCAGCACAATTGATTTCTCCAACCTTTGTATCTTCTTCTTTTACTTCCACTTTTTTAATAAATTCAACCTTAAGTTCTTGTTTAATTTTAAAAGTAGCCATATTAAGAACAAAATTTTCTTTATTATTAATAATTAAATTATAATATTCGAGAGTGTAAATAATATCATCAAGATTTTCTTTATCAAAATGTTCTGATAATAGTTGATATGACACTGCAGAATATGGATTATTAAATAAGAATAAAGCATTTAGTAGTAAAATATTTGTATTTACAATAGTATTATCAATTTGTAATTTACCATTAGATAATTGTTCATTAATTTTTACTTGTTTTAATCCACTAAAACATCTATCAAACCATTTATTTGCAAATGATTCGTATCCAATTAAATCAGGAACATACTTTGTAATTTTAGATATATTTTCATCAACATGTTTATAATCAATATTATATAATGATATAATATCTTTATTAAAAATACTTTTTGAAGCATTCTCTACATGAGTAATTTTAAGATCATCTGAATATTTCTTTTGTTCATCAATAATATTATCAATAACAGCTAATTTTTTATTAGTTAGAGTATTGAGTCTATTAACAATATCAATATAATATTTAATATTATCTTTGCTAAAATACTTTGGAATAATTAATTTAATTAGTTCTTTACTTAATGCACCAAAATTTGTAAAATATTTAAAAATTACTTCTAGATTGGATAACTTATCAGGATTGCAATTATTTTTAAGCATATTAATATAACAGTTAGTTAGTAATTCATCTAATTTGTTTGTATCAATTACTGAATTAATTCCAAAATGAATAATTTGATTTTTATCATATTTTTCATTATATACTTTAATAATAGTAGTTAGTACATTGCAGCGTAAGATAGATTTTAAAATTTTTTGTTTTTGATTTTCAATATTAAGTGAATCTTTTACTTTATTAAAATACAATGACCAATTACAGTTATCAATAATATCATAACAGTTATTTTTAATTTCAATATAATTATCAATAATATTACCAATATATTCGTCATGAGAATCATTAATAACACAATTTTCAATATAATTTTTAATTAGATCTATTTTATTATAATTAATAATTTTAATAATATATGGATTGTATTTGAGCTTAGAAATATAAGTTTGGATAAGGCAAAAAATCTTGTATTGAGTTAAAGTTTGTTTTTCAAAATTATCATTTTTATATGTTTTTGTGATGTGTTCAATAATCTTTTCAATAATAAATACTGAATGAGAATTATCAATCTTATCATTTAGTAATTGATCTAAATTAAATAATACTTTGTTATCAAGAATATGATTTACAATTTCAATGATATTATTAGTATCTTTTGAAAAGTTATATTGAATAAATTTTTGAATATTTTTTACAGAATTAATATCTAATACACACAAGAATAATGTTTCTAGAATACTAGTTAATGTATTATATTTACGGATTGTAAATTCTACACTCTTATCTCTTTTAACATCTACAATATGTTCATCAAAAATTTTTACTAGATCTTCTTTGTTAATTTTATCTCTATTCATAAAAATATGCGGATAATAATAGTTAATCATATTTGGTTTTTCAAAACATTTCTTGACAATCTTACGACAGTCAATATCATCGATATCGCTTACTTTGACAATGTTAAAGCAATCCTTCATTTTGTTATTTATATATATAAATATATATATGAATAATTGGTAATAATATCAATTTTTTTTGAAGTACTTATAGTACAAACTTATCTAATATAAAATAAGTAACTGCAAATAATAAACCTCTTGCTAATAAATTAAATTGTTGATTCGATAAATAAGGAACATTTTTAACAACATTCTCTAATTGACTAGAAGAAAAAACATAGAATAAAGCAAATAATACTCCTAATAATGATAATGTTTTAGTATTAAATTTATTCATAAATCCCTCTACTTTTGCAGGAGATTTACCTTCTTCACTTTGTGGTTCAGGTTGTCTTGCAGCTGCTTGTTGTCTTGCAGCTTGTTGTTGTTGCATAGCTTGTTGTTGCATAGCTTGTTGTTGCATCATACGCTGTTGTAACATTTTTTGTTCATTCATTGCACCATTGTCAGAATCTGCAGCTCCACTCCCACCTTTATTTCCAACTAAGTTATCAAAATCTTGAGAGATCTCATCATTGTTTTGATTCATATTATATTTTATTTTAATATTTTATTTAATTATACCTAACACATTAAAAACTAAACATTTTTTACTTTAAATATTTTATCTCAAACAATACTTAAAATATTTTCATATAAATTATCAAAAATAATATATTTATTTGTATATTTATCATTTGATTGATAATCATAAAATTTTAAATCTTTTGGAACTGTAATTTCTTTATCATCACATAAATATTTATTATAAATATTCATTATTTTTTTAATATAATCATCTAAAATTGAATCATATTTTTTATCATTTTGACTATTTTGTGCAATAAATATTCTATTTGCAAATACTGTATCATAAAATAAACCTAGGATTTTATTATATTTACTTTTTGAATTATCACCTTTTTCATCAGCAAATACATCAATAGTAAAATTTAATATATCACTTCTTTTAAAAGATAATTCATCTAATTTAATATCTTTTAGATTAGAAGGTGCTACTATTTTTAAATTGTTATCAAAAATATACTTTGAATATTTATCACCTTCAAAACACAATCCCTTAAAATAATAATTACTTAATACAATTTCAACTAATTCATCCATTGTTAGAGAATCTTGTTGAATAAATTCAAGTGTTTTTTCTTTATCTGTAATTTTTGTAGTAAGTAAAGAATTTGCAAATATACATATATCACCATTAATAATTTTTCTTTTAGTATTCATAATAGTTCCTAAAAAATTCATATCTACTTTAGTATATTCAAGATAACACATTTGATATATTTTTTTATTAGTAGTATAAATATCAATCGTGTTACCAACATTATCTTTATCTACTTTTAATAAATCACTAATTTTAGTAATAAATTCAGTGTTATCTTTAAAATTAATTTCTTCAATAAGTCCAGTTAAATATTCAACTAGTCTAATTCTTGATTCATCTGTTAATTTTAATTCATCTGTAAATTCAAGTGTATCAAATTTAAAGGTATCATCATTTGTCTTTAGTTTAAAAAATTTCATTTATGAATATATTTATATGTATTTTTTTATATTAAAAATATTAAAATATTAAAAAAATTGAAATTTTTTATATATCCTAGTTACATTACTAAAGATTGAAAAAAACAACGACGGCTACCATGAGTGGGAGTGGGAGAGCAGAAGCTGTTGGTGGAGCTGGAGGAAATCGTAGTGAAGGTAGTCCTCCAAAGCGTAAATGTGTGGGATCTGATGAAGATGAATTTTTTGTTTTACCATGTTTTGGTGCAACAACAAATCCATCTAAATTCATCTCATCGTTGGGTGGAGGAGGTGGTGGAGATACTATCGCAGCTGCGAAACATGTAGTTAAAGGAAATCTAGGAAAACTGAACAGTGTACTCGGATCTGGTTATGCAAAAAAAGAATATCTTAGTCAAATTGAGAAATACTTGCGTAGTGTAGAGAGTTGTGATATTGCGAAAGCTTTGGAATGTCTTCCCATATTATTTGACAAAATGTGGATAGATGGTACAGATACCTTTGTGATCAAGCCAGAACATGCGGCTGATTACGAAGGAGTATTTAAACCACTCTGTCCTCATCAACATCTACCGGTCTTTCATCCAGAAAATAGCAATTTTCTGATTGATAAATACCGGTACAAGTCAACGATAGAGGAAGCAGTTTTTGTAGTTAAAACCGGATTTCCCGTCAAGATGCTCTTCTCTACTGATTCAAGTGAGAAATCTGGATTACAGCGGGCGTACAATGCTCTTAAGGAAATTTCAGAAGATGTAGTTGTAGTTGAGAACGGAGCCGACGGTATTTGTCCTATTGTACACGGACAAAAGAGTGGTCGCGATGTTATTACAATGGCACTGCTTGCACGTCTAGGTAAGAAATTCAAACTGTGTGTTTGTGGGCCGGCAGTTGATGCACATGCTCCTTTGAAGTTAGTACTTGAAAGAATTAATGCTTTTTCAAAGATTCTTACTAGTAATGGACATAGTGGATTTACTCGCATCCCCCCTTCTGAAATTACCCCTGGACCATCGGAGGGAGTTGATGGAGATGGGCGAGCTGAAACGAATGTCCACTCTGCGGTTTGCTTAGCACAATCTGGTGGAGATCATGAAAGTAAGTTAGCTAG